TCATGCCTGATCCTTGGTGCTGCGGGTACCGACATGTTCTGCCAGCTGCTCCCACCGGGTCAATACAAGCTGCTTGCGCCTAAGCCAGAGCCAACTTGCCATAAAAATACCGAATAATCCGGCAAATAGGGCTGTTTGGCGCAGGGAAAATAGCGGATCGATCCCCATGGGTTGCCAGCTGAAAAACCACATCAACAGACCCCATAACAGCCCTATGCTGATGCCAAACCCGAGAACGTTGGTTAGCCAGCCCTGATAGTGAGGGGGTTTGACTGGGCAACCCAGCCTGCGCAGCAACCTGAATAAGGGGGGATTGTAGTTGGCGTGCCATACCCCTTTGCTGGCCAGCTCCTGATGGGCTGCTGCCAGTCGCTCTTCGAATGTCATGGTATTAATCCTTGTTAAGGTTGGCGTCATACGATGCCGTATTGGCTGCATTGTACCGGTAAAGGACGAGGGTAGTGTGAGCAGGCCATCACGTTATTTATCTGTGCAAACGAAGATGTGCACCAGAGCTCACTTGCTAATCCAGCGCGGCTGCACCTATAAAGGTCCATCACTCTTGTCTGGATAACAGCAATGAAGACCCATTCTGATGAACTGACCCTGTTTGTGGCGGTGGTGGAGGCGGGCAGTTTTCGCCAGGCGGCGGAGAACCTGGGGATGGACAATTCTGTGGTGAGCCGTGGCATCAAGCGGCTGGAGGCGAAGCTCTCGACCGTGCTGCTCAACCGTACCACTCGCCGGGTCAGCCTGACCGAAGAGGGGAGCTGGTTCTATCAGCGTGCGGTGAAGATCCTGACCGAGATGAGCGAGGCGGAGGGACACCTGCTGATGCGCAAGGCGCAGCCGGCGGGGATATTACGGGTGTATAGACTCTAGTGGATTGATCACTGGGAATGGTTAGGGAATAAGTGGGATCTTGAGGGAATGAGTGGGATCGGAAAACCAGAAGCTGCGCGGCCTGTAGAGCAATCAAAACTCTGCAGGCCGTTTTCGTTGGTGCGGATCCGCGAAATGATCAATGGATTCAAAATCGGCGGAAAATCGCTAGTGAATTGATCAATGGCGATTTCGGCAAGCGGCGTTTAAACCGGCTTTAAATCTGCTTCATCACTCTCCTACGTCGTGGGAGATATGGACGACCTGCCCGATCACTTCGAAGGTGTGCTGCTCGTCCTTCGGTACCTCGATCGGCTGATAGTGCTTGTTGTCGCTCAGCAGCAGCCAGGCGCTCGGCAGCACCTGCAGGCGCTTGACCCATAGCTGGTCATCGTTGCGCACCACGTAGATGTGCCCATCAACCGGGCGCGTTCTGCCCAGGTGTACGACCAGGGTGTCGTTATTGCTGATGGTGGGCTCCATGCTGTCGCCTTTGCTCCAGACAATCGCCAGCTCCTTCTCAGCAAAGCCACGCCACTTCAGCCACTTGCGGCGAAACGCCAGGTGGCGGCATGGCGCCTCATCTGCTTGGGCCAATGCGCCATGCCCTGCTGATACCTGCACTCTATAGCCCGGGATCAGCACGAACTCTTCCATAAACTGGTTTAGATAAACTGCCGCAGGGTCTTCAACCCGCTCACACGGTTCAGGCTGCGCTATCTGCTCGCCACTCACCTCAACAAGGTACTCAACACCGGGGCCCTTTACGCCAGTCTGCTTGCGCAGCTGCCATCCATCACGCCTCGCCTTCTTGTGTACGCCCTGGATCGTGCTGGGCATTCCAGGGAGTGCAGCGATCTCTTTTGCTGACATCCATTGGTTTATCACAAACTCTCCTCACATAAACTCAGTTTATCTAAACTACTGAAAGTTTATTTCTATACAAATCAATGCGTTGTGTTGTTTATCGTTTATTTTAGATATAAACCACTTGCGACAGATTAGTTTATCAATAAACTAATAATTAGAAACGCTTATCGGAACTGGTAAGAATCCTAAGCCAGAAGTGAGGTTAATGAAATGGAAAATAAAGATTGGCATAGGGCTGATGTGATTTCGGCGCTGAAAAAGAAGGGGACCAACATGGCTCGCCTGTCCCGTGAGAACGGGCTTGATAGCGGAACCCTTTACAACGCGTTTTCCCGCCCTTGGCCGAAAGGCGAGCGGATCATTGCTGAAGCTCTGGATGCCAAGCCTGCTGACATTTGGCCGTCCCGTTACCCAGTAATGCAAGAAGCGGTCTGACGGAGGCTGTCATGGAATGGTTCTCAATTAACGATGTGCTCGGCCTTGCGGGGCTTCCATCATCCGTGATGGGCGTTCACAAGATGGCTAAGCGTGAAGGCTGGGTCAGCCGCCGCAAAGAAGGCGTGAGAGGAAAGGCGATGGAGTTTTCCGTCTCAAGTTTGCCACCGGTCGTCCAAGCCGCCCTGCTGCGCAAGGCTGGCAAGGTCAAGGTCGGCAGTATGACGCTGGATCTGCCCAAGCCCCAGGCGCCGCGCTACTGCAAAGATCAGCTGTGGGCCAACTGGAAGAAGGCCAACGACAAGGCGCACGCCAAAGCCATGGCCCGTGCGGCTGCCGTCAAGGCGGTGCATGCCCTGGTTTCCAGCGGCAGCACCCTGATGCAGGCCTACCAGCACATATCAGACGAATTCGACATCGCCCTGCCGACCCTGCGCCGCTACTGCGCCATGGTCAAAGGCTTTGACGACAGCGACTGGCTGGCCGTGCTGGTGCCAAAGCAGCAGCAAGCCGCCACCGAAGGCCGCGCCAGCAAGCTGGCCAAAGTGAGCGAGCAGGCCTGGGAATTTTTCAAAGCAGATTTCCTGCGCAAAGAGCGCCCGAACGCAGCCAGCTGCTACGAACGGTTGAAGCTGGCCGCCCGCGAGCGCGACTTGGTTGTGCCTAGCCTGCATAGCCTGATGCGCCGGCTGGATCTGGAAGTGCCCCACGCCCAGCAAGTCATGTTGCGCGAAGGCGACCACGCCATGATGCAGCTATACCCGCCGCAAGAACGCACCATCGAAGGTCTGGATGCCATGAGCTGGATCAACGGCGACGGCTACCTGCACAACGTGTTCGTGAAGTGGTTCAACGGTGAAGTGCTGCGCCCGAAAACATGGTTCTGGCAGGACATCTACAGCCGCAAGATCGTGGGCTGGCGCACTGATATCAGTGAGAACACCGACAGCATCCGCCTGTCCCTGATGGATGTGTGCAGCAAATACGGCATCCCGCGTGAGATCACCATCGATAACACCCGCGCCGCAGCCAATAAATGGATGACCGGGGGCGTGCCGAACCGCTACCGCTTCAAGGTCAAGCCAGATGACCCGCTCGGCATGATCCCCATGCTCGGCATCAAGCTGCACTGGTCCAGCGTGCTGCTGGGCAAGGGCCACGGTCAGGCCAAGCCGATCGAGCGTGCCTTTGGTAATGGCGGGCTTGAGGAATACATCGACAAGCACCCTGCGCTGGAAGGCTGCTACACCGGCTCCAACCCCATGGCCAAGCCAGACAATTATGGTGAACGGGCGGCGGATGCAGCCGAGTTTCTGCGCCTCGTGGCTGAAGGGGTCGCCATGTACAACGCCAAGTTAGAGCGCCAGACCGAGGCCTGCCGTGGGGTGATGAGCTTTGACCAGGCATTCGAGCAGAGCTACCGCCAAGCGACGATCCGCAAGGCCAGCGCCGAGCAGCTCACCATGATGCTGTTGCAGTCAGAAGCCTGCCGCGTCAGTCAGCACGGCACCATCACCCTGGAATCGGGCGGCGCCATCGCCAACCGCAGCAACCGCTACTTCCACGCCGATCTGGCCGAGTACGTCGGGCAGAAGGTGGTGGCGCGGTTCGACCCGCAGCGCCTGCACGAGGCGGTGATCGTCACCACCCTCAACGGCCTGCACATCTGCGAAGCGGAGTGCCTGGAGAAAGTGGCGTTCGGCGATACCCAACAGGCCCGCGAGCACAAGCGCAAGCGCACCCAGTTCGTCAAATCGAACAAGGCTGCCGCACTGGCCAAACAAGGTATGTCAGCCCTCGAAGCTGCCGCCCTGCTGCCCAGCATCACAGACGAAGAAGCACCCGAAACAAAAGTGGTGGAAATGGTGCGCCCGATCAGCCACGGCAATGCCGCGCTGGCCGTGCAACCGGTGGCCCAGAACGCCCCCACACCCAGCAGTCAACCCGAACCCGTCATCGACTTCGAGGCCCGCTTTCAAGCAGCCGCCGAAGCCATGGCTGAAAAACAGAAAAACCGGATTTAACCGGCCTTTAAACCACAAAAAAAGCGGCCTTGTGGGCCGCGAGAAAGGAGTTACTTGACATGACAAACGTAGTCACTTTGGACCAAAACGGCAACAGCCAGGACGTACTGGCCAGGGTCAATGCCCTGCTGAAGCAGAGCAAGGTCACCCAGGCGCAGATTGCCAAAGAAGTTGGCGTGAGCAGTTCGACCATCAACCAGCTGCTGAACGACAACTACAAAGCCGACTCCACCGCCATGGTGCAGAAGCTGGCCAACTGGCTGACCGCCCGCGACCAGCGTGCCGATGCCCCCCGCGACCCTGGCTTTGTGCTGACTGAAACCGCCAAACAGATCCGCGCAGACATGACCTATGCGCTGACCACTCAGAGCATCGTCATCATTCACGGCTCATCTGGCGTTGGCAAAACCACAGCCCTGCGCGAGTTCCAGCGCAACAACAACAACGTGTGGGTCATCACCACCAGTCCGAGCCGCGCCACCATGACCGAGTGCATGTATGAGCTGGCGATGGAGTTAGGGATGGAAAACGCCCCCCGCCTGCGTGGCCCGCTGGCCCGCGCCCTGCGCCGCCGCTTGCTCAACACAAAAGGCCTGATCGTGGTGGATGAAGCAGACCACCTTGACCGCGCCACCCTCGAAGAGCTGCGCATCCTGGTGGAAGAGGTCGAGGTCGGCATGGTGCTGGTCGGTAACTCCCGGGTTTACACCCAGCTGACCGGCGGCCAGCGCTCAGAAGACTTCGCCCGCCTCTATTCCCGCGTGGCCAAGAAGCGCGCCCTCACCAAGGCCAAGAAGGCCGACGTGATGGCCGTGGCGGATGCCTGGAACATCGACGGCGCGGCCGAGCGGGATCTGTTGCTGCGGATAAGTGAGCGCCCCGGTGCCCTACGACTGGTCAGCAAGAACCTGAAACTGGCGGTGATGTACTCCGGCGGCGAACCGCTGACCGAGGCCATCTTGCGCCACGCCTACAACGAGCTGGAGGGGGAGTAAGCCATGAAGAACTTTTACTGCTTTGCCTGGGCAAAGGGACTGATCGAGTTCGGTACCGAAGTTCCAGAAGGTGCTCTCCCTATCTACGCAGTAGTCGGAGCGGATGAGCAGAAAGTCGCGCTTTTGCGCGAGAACGTTGAAGTGCTGTCTCGTCTTGCCTACGACGGCGAAACGCTGCTGGTGCCAGGCATTCCTGAGGCGGCTGATGAGCATGCTGCCTATGACGCGCTTATCAGATTCAACAGCCGTGTGAAGCACTACATGGAGAGCGTGTGATGAACGCCAAACCCCAACAGACAACCTATTTCGGTGTCCCTGCAAACCAGCACTGGACCCACGTTCACCTGATGAGCGGTCGCAAAGGCCGCGAGGTGAGCCGCGAAGATGGCGAAGTCGTGATCGAAGACGAAAAGCTGCAATGCCAAAGCTATGACGAAGACCTGCTGCACCTGACATGGGCGCCGCTGAACCGTGATTCACAAGGAGAGAAAGCATGAACATTCGAACCAACAGCCTCGGCGTGATCGCCCAGCGTGTTATCGCCACCCTGCGCAAAAGTGGCTGCCAAGTGCTGGCCGTCAAGGCCGCCCAGGTACGCCCGATGATCGAGATTGCCTATCCCAGCCACGAGCTGCAGTGCAATGCCATCGAGATCGCAGAACAGGTTAACGGACTGCGCCGCCGCGCCTACGCCGCTCGCCTCGGTGGTTGCATCATCCACTGGCATGAAGACCCGGTGCGGGAGGAGTTCGAGCTGACCGGCAACATGACCGCCGTCGAGTACCTGCAATATCGCGGCGGCTGCTTTCCGGGTTAGGAGCAAGACGATGAAACCTAGCCGAGAAAGTCTTCTTGAGTCAGCACTGGAAGCGCTGCTCTCCGAAGTAACGAACGTCTGTCAGGACTACCCGGCAGAGTCCTGGCGATTCAGCAAAGAGACGATAGCTGATGCCGAGAACGCACTTAACGTACCGAAAGCAGAAATGAAGAAGGAACAACAGCAATGACCACCCAACCCGACAACATGCGCAAGAACGCCCTGGGCCACTTTGTGCCGGAGTCCCTGATTGCCCCGCTCGACCTGCTGCGCGATGACTTGGTGACCCGCCTGTGCAACGAGGCGCACGAAGAGCAGCTGCGCCTGCTGGCCCGCAAGGCCAGCATCGCCCAGGAGATCGAAGCCTTCATGGATCTGTCGGCCGCCGAGTACGGCGTGCAGTACGGCGGCACCAAAGGAAACGTCACCCTCACCAGTTTTGACGGCCGCTTCCAGGTGGTGCGGGCCATCGGCGAGCACCGCAAGTTCGACGAGCGCCTGCAGACCGCCAAGACCTTGATCGACGGCTGCATCGGCCGCTGGAGCGAGGGCAGCAGCAGCGAGATCCGCGCCCTGGTGGATCACGCCTTCCGCGTCAACAAGGGTGGCCATGTGGACGTCAATCAGGTGCTCAGCCTGCGCAAGCTCGACATCAAGGATGCCGAATGGCAGGAGGCCATGAAGGCCATCGCCGACGCCATCACCGTGGTAGGTAAGGCCGAGTACATCCGGTTCTACGAGAAGACCGGTACCGGGGCCTACAAGGCAATCGTCATCGACTGGTCGAAGCTGTGAGGTCCGCCATGAAAATGACCACCATGACCCCCGAGTTTCTGCAGCAACTGATGCTGGCCACCCTGCTGGCAGACCGTTGCGACGAGAACGGCACCGACTATGAGGAATCCACTTACGAGCATGGCGTGCGTGATGCCCTGCAGTGGGTGGCCGGATTGATGGATGCGACACCGCACAACGCGGAGGAATACAAAGACCTGTCAATGCCTCTGCCCGCTGCCGAGGAATACCTCGCCGACCGTGGCGGCATGGAGCTGCTGCGGGTGTGGAACGAGGTGGATGTGAAAAGTGGCTGCAAGACCATGGGCCCTACCTGCCGTGGCTGCCCTGACTGCGGGCCGGTGATGGGGCATGAAACCTATCAAGAGATGTTTGGCCAGCAACAAGATGGAGTTTGAAACCCGTTATGGCCCGCTGTACGTCACCCGCCACGCCGTCGAGCGTTGGGTGCAACGTACCGGCCGCAGCGAACTGGACATGCTGGGCGCCCTGTCACGGGCTTGGCGCCCAAGCAAACGACAGCTGCGGCGGATCCGGCAGCGCGAGGCGGGATGGAGCCCGCGCCGGATCCTCGAATGTGACCATGCCTATTTCATCCTGAAAAACGGCTCAATCGTCACCGTCTATGACAAGCACCAAACCGAATACGAACAGGAGTTACACCATGATTAATGCGGCTTTGAAGGGTGACCAACTCACCCGCCAAATCGAAAACAAGCCCAACGGCTACATGGCGCTGGCCACCCGCGCCGCCGAACTGGAGCGCGAGGGCCGCTATATCGCCGCCCTGGATCTGTGGAAGGCAGCCTGGATGGTGGCCAAGAACGCATTGAATCGAGAGTGGGCAAAGGGCCGCGTCAATCTCTGCTGCACCTGCATCCACCATTTCGGCAAGCGGGAGGCGTGATGACTATCAGCAAGGAGCAGTGGAAGGCCATAGAGGCCGAGCTGAAAGGTAGTTGGGTGCAGGTCAAATTCAAGCTGCACGGCCACGAGATCTACATCACCCGTGCCCGCAAGAGCGAAAGCACCACAGTGCTGGCTGTGTATGTAGATGGCTTTTTGAAAGGCGAATGGTCGAAGTTTTTGATCGATATCGACCCTAAAGATGAGTTCATGAACAAGGTTATCAAGCAGGTTTTCTTTCACAAATTCCGTGCCAAGTGGAACAAAAAACAGCTTGAAGGTATCGCCAAGTACAAGCGCCGATTCGGCGCCAAGTCGGCAAAGGAAGCGTATGGAGATAATCCAGAGAAAGATGGCTGGACCTACCTTCTCCCCTACTTCGGCAGCAGCACCGCCCTGGTGCGCCAGTTCAAGAAGATCGACGGGCTGGAGCTGGTCAGCGAACTGAAAGAGGTGACCGCATGAGCTTTGAAGTCAGCACCGAAGGCGCCTTCTGGCTGCTGGTTAATGTGATGGCCGCCGTTTATGGGGGCTTCGTTGCCGGTCTGTTTACCGGTCTGTTCCTGGTCCACTGAGGTACCCGATATGGAAAACGTGAAAGCCCTGCTCAACACCAGCGTGGCCGATGCCAAAAGCACAATGGAGTGCCACCTGCAGAGCAATCCGCAACAGGCGCTGGCCGATGCGCAACTGGCCATCGACTTCATCAACCAGTACGGCAACGTCGAGGGCCAGAAATCCCGTCTGGCCATGCTGGCCGCCATCGTCAACAAGGCGCGCAAGCGCCTGACCAAGTAAGCGAAACGGGGGTTTGCCCCCGTCTACCCAGCGTGGTGGCTGGGTACTGATGAGCAGCCATGTGGAATAGAGATATGGAACATCACAAGACGAACAAAACAGAACAGCTTGCGCAGTTTCTTCTGGAGCAAGGCAAGTACATGAGCGCGTTTGATGTTGTCGAAGCTGACTTTCGATTTGATGGCGAGAGAGAGCAGCCTGCTGTCAACAAGGTTCAGTCAATGATGAGCAACTTCGCCAAGGTAAGCCGCTACGTCTATGACCGCCGCCATTGTGATGTCAGAAGAAAAAACGGCTACCAGATCAAAATGCTGGCCATCACAGAAAGGGGTTCTCAGGCAAGCAAAGATAACGCCAGAACGTTATGCCGAAACAGCAACCGCTTGTTGTGGCAGCAGGTTCTGTGCAGCTTTTGACAATAAGCGAAACGGGGGCTTACCCCCGTCTACCCAGCGTGGTGGCTGGGTACTGATGAGCAGCCGACCGGGCCCGGTCATATCAACCCAGAGAGGAAGCTATGACCCGAGAAGTGCTGAACAACCTGTTAAACCGGCTCTATGGCGAGATGACCATAGCGCTGAACTGGAAAGAGAAGTTGGTGCTGCAGCGCCGCTTCATCGCCCTGGCGCGGGGTGCCAGAAAGTACCGCGCCAACGATCTTGCCGGTGATGCCATGCGCGGCGCCGAGCAACTGCTGGCAGAGCTGAAGGCCGAGCTGGTGCTAATGGATGGCAAGGGGGCCGTATGCACGGTGAATACACGCCACTGATGAAACCAGGGTTGCTGCAAAAGCGGCTCGAAAGCGGCAAGGCCCGCCTTGACCCAGAGATGGGGCTGGAAAAGCTCTGCACCAGATGTAACGAGTATTGGCCGCAGGACACCGCATTTTGGTCCGAGTGGAAAAGCCCAAGAGCTTGCGACGGATTGCAGTACTACTGCAAGGCCTGTGAGGCCGAGGTTGCCAGAGCAAGGAAGGAGGCAAAAGCAGCATGATGGGGGAATACCAACGCAACTTGATGAATTACATCAAGGCCAATTATCCCTGTTATTCACGGCGCAAACGCGCCGGGATGAAGCCGGAAGAGTTGGCCGAACTGGAGCGGCAGGGCGATGAAGCCGCCATGGTGTGGCTTGATAACTGGGTGCCATGTTGGCGGGAAGGAAACCCGCCCACCGCAACCCCGATTTATGTGACCGTCAGTAACGATGATGAGGATGACGACGATGAGTGATATCACCGAACAGCAGCTGAAAAAACTGGCAGGCATGGTTAAGGGCTTTCGCGACTATCGCCATATGAACGTGCGCGATATTGCCATCAGTCTTTCCCTGAGCGCCGCCTACATGTTTAAAGCCATGGCCGAGCTGCGCGAGCGCGACATGATTGCGCCAAAGAGCGACATTGGTCTGGCAGACCTGAAGCGCTATCGCCAGCTCGACATGCTGATGGCCAAGCACCCCAAGACTGATGTCTCGGCTGCCGTGCGAGCCATCTATGGCGCTGACACTAGCAAGACTCGCTACAAGCTGCGTTATCTGATTAACGCATGCCGTGATGATGGGCTCGATGTGAGCAATATCAAGCAGCTCAGGGTAGACCCTATCAATCACGATCATGGCCGCGCCAAGCAGAGCGCCCTGCGCTTTGTCACCATGACACAGGTCGAGCCCGCCGCGCTGGCCGAGTTTATCGCTATCTGTAAGCTGAACGGGGGCCGCCATGCAGCCTGACGCCAAACGCCTGCTTACCCTGGTGCACGTTGGCCGCCGCGAGCTGGGGCTGGATGATGAGGATTACCGCGCCCTGCTTGAATCTGTTACCGGTGCCCGCTCTGCCAAGGGGCTCAAGGTGGCGCAGCTGGAAGCCGTGGTGAATGCCATGCGCAATATTGGGTTCAAGGTAAAGGTGGCCGCTAGCGGCCGCCGTTCCCCGCCCAGTTCGGCCAAGGTGCAGGCGCCGGAGGTGCGCAAGGTGCGCGCCATCTGGATCACGATGTACAATGACGGCCTGCTGCATGATGGTTCAGACGATGCCCTGGGCAGTTTCATCAAGCGGATGACGGCGAACAGCAACGGGGGTGCAGGTATCAACCGCGCTGAATGGTTGACCTCTGCCCAGGCCGAACGGGTGCTGGAAGCATTGAAGAAGTGGCATATCCGGCTGATGACGGCGGCCATCGAAGCGCGAGGGGATTCAGTGCCTGATACGCTCAGCTATCGACAAGACGCCAAGCCGGGCTATGACCTGATCCGGGATGCTTACGAAAACCCGGGAACGCGGCCCGCGCGGATAATGGTGATCGATGGCAGCAAGACAATCAGCGAACTACAGGAAAAGGAGAGTTGAGATGGAAGTAAAAGTGTTATTGGTATTGGCACTTATATCATTTGGCGCATCAGCGTCTATCAATGATGTTAAGGCCAGTTTCAAAGCATCGCATGTAGATAATTGGACCACAAATAATGGCGTTGAGCTGGCAAGCCATGCCGATAAATATCGGATTTTGAATGTTAAGCTTTCTGTTAATGGCGGTGCGGTAAAGGTTGATTTCACTGACCTTGAATCAGATCAGATTAGTGTGTCAGAGGGATACTGTTGGCGACTTGCCGGGCTGGCGCCACTGGCAATGCCATTATCATGGAGTGAACAAACCCCCGATGAGCAGGCGCTGGCAAAGATATACACCGGTGATTTAGCATCAGGTAGCACCAGAAGCGGCGTGATAAATGGTTGGTCATTCACGTTTGGCCGGGTTGAAAACACTATCTACTGTTCGGCTAATAAGGTCGGTTAGTCACTGAATTGGGCGCCAAGATCCCATGCGTTATCATACAAACACCCGGCACTTGCCGGGTGTTGCTTTATCTGGCGTTTGCACTGCACTTGGAGGCCCTATGAAAGATGCGCACGACCAACAATCCGTTGACCTATTTGGCATCAGCGTTGACCTGGACGCCATCGATCCAGAAACCTACCGCATGCTGAGCGATGAAACTGCCCCGGGCTGGACCGAGCTGCTGCGCGGCATGTTCGACACCATTGATGCTGTGGTTGAAAAGCACCGCGATGACAAAATGCTGCCCTTCATCATGCTGTCTGAGTTCTGCCGCACCTTTGGCGGAGCCCCCTTCTATGTACCCAATGGTAAAACCCTGGCCACGGTATTGCGCTCAATTCAGATCTGGAATGAGTTCACCGGCAATAATGTATTCGAGCTGTCCCGCAAGTTCGGTGTCTCAACCCGCGAGATTCAATTTGTGCTGGCACGCATGCGCCGATCTGAATTGCGAAAAGTTCAGGGGGATATGTTCGCCGGGCTGGATGATGTAGCCGATGGAAAAGGGCGGCGTCATGGAAGGGCGTATTAACTGCCAATAAATTAACAGCAACAAGCGGCCATCGTGGCCGCTTTTTATTTGGCGATGAATTTTCACAGTGACGGATTTCGTGATTATGAAGTCCGTCATTACAAGGCACTGCCATATAAAAAGCACACTGGATTAAATTCATTACCTGTCCAGGTGTGTCATGTCTTCCATCTATGCGCTTCTCCGACTTGAAGAGGGTTGGCGTTCAAAGCCTTACCTCTGCACCGAGAATTATCCCACCGTCGGTTTTGGCTTTCGCATCGGGCCCAAGGGCGCCGATATCACGCTCTATCAATTCAGCTTGCCGGTGCGTGCCGGCGAGGCGTGGCTTGATACCCTAATTTCCAATCTGGAAGTAGACATGCGCCGCGATCCCAAGCTGGCCATGGCGCTGCAGGTCTGTGACCGCGACCCGGCCCGGCTGGCGGTGTTGCAGTCGATGGCATACCAGATGGGTGTCAAAGGGCTGGCCGCTTTCAAGAACACCCTGCAGGCAGTGATTGAGCGGCGCTGGAACGATGCCGCCGCCGGTATGCTCAACAGCCGCTGGGCCAAGCAGACCCCCAAACGAGCCAAGCGCCATGCCGAGCAGATGCGCACTGGCCTGTGGGCCCCGGAATACGGAGCCTGACATGGGTCGCAACTGGCAGTGGAGCATTGAGCATGGCCGCGAACAGCGGCTCAAGCTGGAACGGGAGTCAGCCGAACAGGGCATCGCCGAGTGCGACATCGATCGCACCGTGCCGCTGCACAGTCACGACGCCACTATGCAGGCCTACTTTGCGCAGGGCTGGCGCTCAGTCACCCCGGCCGACGTCTATCAGGCCCGCAACAAGCACCGCTTCAAGATCCTCACGACCGGCAACGACAAGGTGGCCATGCACTGCGCCAACTTGCGGTCCCTCTTCAACAAGGACGCATCATGATCCCGTTAATCCCCGCACTGGCGGCGCTTGCTGTGCAGCAAGGCCCCGCCATGATCCGTGGCATTGCCAGCCTGTTTGGCGGCAGCGAAACCGCCAACAAGGTGGCTGATATTGTCGAGCAGGTATCTGGCGTCGGAATGACCGCAGAACAGCAGCAGGCTGCTATCGAGCGGCAGCTTGGCGGCATCTACAGCCCGGCAGAACGTGCCGAGCTTGAAAAGCTAAAGCTGGAGCTGGAGAAGGAGCAGACCCGCCGCCTCGATATGCAACTGGCCGACCAGCAATCTGAGCAGGCCACTACCCAGCAGACTATCCGTGAAGGCGACACCAACCATGACGAGTACGTGCGCCACACCCGCCCGCTGATGGCGCGCCAGAGCTGGCAAGTGTCGGCTATCTATGTGGTGCTATTCACCGTCCTTAAAGCGTTCGGTTATGGCGAGGGCCCTGACTTCGACATGGTGCTGTTGCTGCTGACCCCCGCCTGGGCCTATCTCGGCCTGCGTACCCTGGATGGCTTCGCCCCCCACCCCAAGGCCAGCGGCCAGAAGGTCGGCGCGGCCATCACAGGCGCTGTCACCAAGCTGATGACGAGGGCCAAATGACCGACCTTTTCGACCGGGCACAACAACAAGAACAAGAGTTTCGCGAGCGCGCCATTGCCCAGGCACGGCGCCATCAGCAGGAACAGCCAGACCAGGACGAGCACGGGAATCGCTTTTGCCTGAGCTGTGGGGAGCAGATCGCAAGCCAGCGACTGCAGGCCGAACCGGCAGCGGTGCGCTGTGTGCCGTGTCAGAGCCATAAAGAGGAAGCGGGGAGACATCGCTATGGAGTTTGACTGGATCCCTCGTTGGTGGGGCGTTATCACCACGGCCGTCGCGGTGCTGGCCACCGTGGCCATGCTGTGGCTGAGCAAGACGTTCGTCCGCCGTGAGGAGCTGAAACAGGTGGAGAAGACCATGGCTGATCACAGCACCCGCCTCGCCAATGTTGAAGAGAAGGTGGCCACCCTGCCGACTCAGGAAGAAATGAATGCCCTGCGGCTCGACCTTGCCGAGATGCGGGGAGATATCAAGGCGCTACGTGAAGCGCTCAGGCCAGTGAATCACGTTGCCCAGCTGCTGCTTGAGCAACGTTTAAACGAGAAATAAACGGGGGTTGTATGAGTGGTAAAGAGTTTGTGCTGGAAGACCAGCGCCTGATCATCCTGCGGGAACTGAAAGACCAGAACGGCTATGAGACCAACGATTCCATTCTGGATGTGGTGCTCGAAAGCTGGGGCCATCGTATCAGCCGCGACGCGGTGCGCACCCAGATCTGCTGGCTGGAAGAGCAGAACCTGGTCACCACCCGCACCATGGGCGAGTACCTGATCGCCAAACTGACCAGCCGTGGCTTCGATGTCGCCAAAGGCGATGCCACCGTGCCGGGTGTCAAGAAACCGCGTCCGGAGTGATGACCATGAACAAAATGAAAAGTGCCCTGGTTGGCTTGCTGATGGGTGGCCTTGGTGGTTTTTCGTTGGCTGAGGCGATCGAACGTCACGTTCGAGTGGTGCGGCGCGCCAGCCGCCACCGCCCCGCCTTCAATGGCGGTTTGCCTTCCGTCAAGCAGGCGCAGCGTCAGGCCAAGGCCAAGCGTGCTGGCCGCCGTGCGCGTCGGCTGGGTCACGCATGAAAGCCCGCCTGCTGGATATCGCCGCCATGATGGCCGTGGGCTACCTGCTGGCGCTGGTCATCGTGGGCGACCCAGTCGCTGCGCTCTGGGGCTGCACCGCCCCGCTGATTGACAAACTGCTGGGGTAGTCATGACCACCAAGACCAAGAACACCAAGAGCAAGATCCAGCAGCTGCCTGACGACATCCGCAGTCAGCTGTCGGCCATGCTGCGCTCTGGCTCCATGTCTCAGAAAGACATCCTGGAAGAGGTGAACGCCCTTATCCTGGAATCTGGCCTGCCGCCAGAAGAGCAGATCAGCCGCACCGGCCTCAACCGCTTTGCCAAGCGGATGGAGGTAGCTGGTAGCCGCATGCAGCAGGCCCGTGAAGTGGCCGAGGTCTGGACCACCAAGCTTGGCCAAGCCCCCGCCTCTGAGGTCGGCAAGATGCTGCAGGAGTTCGTGCGCACCATGGCGTTCGAGACGTCCATGAAGCTGATGGATGCCAGCGACGGGGAAGAGGGCAAGATGGTTGACCCCAAATCACTGGGCCAACTTGCCCTGGTGATCCAGCGGGTGGAGCAGGCAGCCATGACCAGCCACAAGGTCGAGAAAGAGATCCGCGCCGCGTTCGCCGCCGAGGCTGCCACCGCTGCCGAGAAGATTGTGAAGTCGGCAGGGCTGACGGCAGAGACCGCTGCCGAGATCCGGCGCCAGATTTTGGGGATTGCGTGATGGACTATAAGCACCTAACCCAAGCAGAAAATCAGCTCATTAACCAGTCAGCGGCCGCCATTATCGGCGGCCAGTTCGATCCAACTGAGGTGTTGCTGCCCTATCAGAAACGCTGGATAGCTGATGAGGCAAAAATCAAGATTGCCGAGAAGTCGCGGCGAACTGGCCTTACCTGGGCAGAGGCAGCCGATGCCGCGCTCAATGGCTCCATGTCTACCGCCGCTGGCGGTTGCGATACCTTCTACGTCGGCACCACCAAGGATATGGCCCGCGAGTTTATCGATGCTTGTTCGATGTGGGCCAAGGCCTATGACTATGCGGCCAGCGAGATTGGCGAAGAGGTGCTGGTCGATGAAGACAAAGACATCCTGGTCTATGTCATCAACTTCGCCAGCGGCTTCAAGATCAAGGCGCTCAGCTCGAACCCCAGCAACTTGCGGGGTATGCAGGGCAACGTGGTGATCGATGAGGCAGCCTTCCATAAAGACCTCGCCGCTATCCAGAAAGCCGCCAACGCCTTGACCATGTGGGGCAGCAAGGTACGGATGATCTCGACCCACAACGGCATCGAGAACCTGTTCAATACCCTGATCACAGAAACCCGGGCAGGCAAGCGGCCAAGCTACTCCATCCACCGTATCGATATCGGAACCGCCTGTAACGAAGGGCTTTACAAGCGGATCTGTCAGGTTAAGAAGAAAGAGGAGTGGAGCGAAGAGGGTGAGCGCAAATGGCTGGCAGAACTGCTGTCAGACTGCGCCACCGAAGAAGACGCCCGGGAGGAATACTACTGCGAGCCCAAGAGCGGCGGCGGCGCCTATATCAGCCGTGGCCTGCGTGAACGGGCCGCCTGTGGTGATGGCCCCGTGCTGCGCTTCACCGGCTCGGCCGCCTTCAACGCGGCCAGCGAATCGGAGCGTAACGCCGAAATGCAGGAGTGGCTGGAGGCCGAAGCCTTCCCCGAACTGATGAAGCTGGATCGCAGTCATCGCCACGCCCTGGGCGAAGACTTCGCCCGCTCGGGTGACCTGACGGTATTCGCCCCCATTGAGGTGCTACCCACCACCCGCCGCCGGGTGCCCTTCACTGTCGAACTGAAGAATACCCCGTTCAAGCAGCAGGAGCAGGCGCTCTATTTCATCTGCGATCGCCTGCCGCGCCGCGATGGCATCTGGCTCGATGCCCGTGGCAACGGCCAGTATCTGGCCGAGCAGGCCGCCTATCGCTATGGGCAAGAGGTGGTGCAGGTGATGCTGTCGGTCGGCTTCTATCGCGAGAACATGCCGCGCTTCAAATCAGCCTTTGAAGATGACGAGCTCGAGCTGCCCAAGCATGAAGACATCATCACGGATCTGGGGCAAATCCAGATCTACCGGGGCACCCCCGGCATTGATGACAGCCGCACCCAGGGCAGTGATGGCAACAAGCGCCACGGCGACTCGGCGGTCGCTATCTTCCTGGCCTATCTGGCCAGCCGGGCCGAGAGCCATGTTTATGAACTGCACCGCATCGCCAAGGTAGGTGCACCCCAGAAAGACAACGACGGGCAACGGCAGATGAACCTGACCCGTGGCCTGCGTAACGGAGGCGGATTACTGTGAGCACCATTCTCGATTCACGGGGCAACCCCATCAAGCCAGACAAGAAGGTGCTGAGCGAGAACATCGCCAATGCCCATATCACCAGCGTGCGTAACCCGCGCCCCAACTCGGTGGCCAGCACCATCACCCCCCAGCGGCTAGGTGGCCTGCTGCGCTCGGTGGTCGATGGCAACAACCCCCAGGACTACATGACCCTGGCCGAAGAGATCGAAGAGCGGGATCTGCATTACGCCTCTGTCTTGCGCACTCGCAAGCTGGCCGTTGCTGCGTTGCCGCCCAGTGTCGAGGCCGCCAGTGATGATGCCACCGACAAGCGGTTGGCTGATGAAGTACGCCAGCTGATGGATAGCGACCAGATCCCCGAGCTGTTCTTTGACCTGCTCGATGGCCTGGGAAAGGGCATGGGGGTCTGTCAGATCCTGTGGGACACCAACGGCGGACGCTGGACGCCCAGCGACTACTGCTGGGTTGACCCCCGTTATCTGCGCCCCGATACCGACACCGTGAGCAAGATCATGCTCATCAGTGATGACGCGCCCCAGGGCAAGCCGCTGGAACCCTATAAGTTCATCGTGCACCTGCCGCGCACTAAGAGCGGGAGCATCTGGCGCAATGGCCTGACCCGGCTTTGCGCTGTGATGTACATGCTCAAGTCGTTTACGGTGCGCGACTGGTGGGCGTTCGCCGAAGTGTTCGGCATTCCCATTAGAGTGGGCAAGTATGGCCCCAATGCCACACCGGAACAGATCGCCACCCTCAAGAACGCCATCGCCACTATCGCCAGTGACTCGGGTGCCATCATCCCGGATAGCATGATGGTGGAGTTTGTCGAGACGGCCAAAGGCAACGGCGGCGATACTCTGTTCGAAAGCATGGTGCGCTGGTGCAACGAAGAGATCAGCAAGGCCGTGCTCGGCCAGACCATGACCACCGAGAACGGCAGCAGTCGGGCGCAGGCCACGGTGCACAACGAAGTGCGGCTGGACATCGCCAAGTGGGATGCTCGTCAGCTTGAATCGACCATCAATGAATACCTGGTCAAGCCGTTCATCATCCTTAACTGGGGTGTGCAGAAGGCGTACCCCCGCGTCTGCATCCGGGTGCCAGAGCCGGAAGATCTCAAGCTGCTGGTCGAAAGCCTGATGCCGCTTGTCGATCGCGGCATGAAAGTGAGCGAGAGCGAGGTGCGCGACAAGTTCGGGCTGGCCGATCCGAAAGACGATGAGGCTGTGCTGCAACCGCTGACGGTGATGGAATCCGCCGCCGTGCAGCCGCTGGCCCTTAACCGCCAGCAGCCTCAGCGCCTGGCCATCAACCGGATCCAGCAACCGAATGAGCAGGCCATCGAGCAACTGACCGAGGCGGCCATGAGCGACTGGGTCGAAGTGGGCGGCGATGACTTCATGAACCCGATCCTCGAATTGGCGGCCAAGGCCACCACCTTCGAAGAGTTCAACGATGGCCTGCTGAAGTTGCAAGAGACCTTGACCGCCGAGCAGTTCACCCCGCAGCTGGCTGATTACCTGTTCCGGATGCGCGGCATGGGGGATGTGCAGGATGCCTGAACCCAAGGCCTCGGCCTTTCCGCCCAAAGAGGCGCTCGACTGGTTCAAGAAGAAGGGGCTACAGCCAGGCTTTGATTATCGCGACATCTGGAAGGAAGAGCACAGCAACGCCTTCACCGTGGCCAAGATGCTCAACGCCGATCTGCTGGTCGAGGTGCGCGCCCTGGTCGAGCAGGCGCTGGAACAAGGCCAGACCTTTGCCCAGTTCCAGGCGGTCATCAAACCGCTCCTGGTAAAGTCCGGTTGGTGGGGGATCCAGACCATGGATGACCCGCTGACGGGCGAAACCAAGCCGGTACAACTGGGTAGTGAAGGGCGGTTAAAGACCATTTACCGCACCAACATGCGCACCGCTCGCGCCGCTGGCCAGTGGCAACGCATTGAGCGCACCAAGCGGGCTATGCCTTACCTGGTCTATCAGCTTGGCCCTGCCCGCGAGCATCGCGCCCTGCATGTGAGCTGGAACGGCATCACCCTGCCAGTGGATGATCCCTGGTGGCAAACCCATATGCCGCCCAATGGCTGGGGCTGCCATTGCTGGGTGCGCCAGATCAGCAAGTTTGAATACGCCAAGCTGCAGGGGGATAGCAGTATCAAGTTCGCTGCCCCAAGCGATGGCAGCAAGGAGTGGGTGAACAAGCGCACCGGTGAAGTGGATGTGCTGCCCAGCGGCATCGAGCCAGGATGGAACTACAACCCGGGCAGGGCTCGCGAACAAGCCCTGAAAGCCGACTTGGCAGCCAAGGAACAAACATTGCGTCAGACGCTCTCAGCGCCTCTATGAGCGATTTTGGCTACCAGCGTATGAATGAAATGCCATGCGTTGAATCTGACGCTGTTTAAAGGTGGTTTAAAGATGGTGTGGGGTGGCGGCGCCGCCGTGATTTTTGCCCCATACTGCCATCACTTCGCATCACCCACTTCTCGCCAATCAGGATCCTGTGTACCCTGTTGATGTCCGGTCATCACCGTTCATCCTCGCCTTGTTCAGATAATCACCAGCTGGCTCGCCGGCACCGATAGCCCCCAGACCTTCCCCTCTTTCGCAGCGAAAACCGTCATTACAGGCCGCCACTCAATTCGGCCCATTATCGATTCGTCCAAACAAACCCACTCAACCCAAGCCAACTGGCGGGAGGTTGTTATGTGACGGAGCGATCATGCCCAAAACCTATCTTGCCCTTTGCCATGACTTTTCACGCCAAGAAGTGCGTGACGAAAAGGTCTGGTTGCCGTTGATCCCGGCTGGTGAGTTCGAAGGCAATGATGGGCGCCGCTGGAACAACGCCAATCCAGATGAAGTGGTGAAGGCGTTTAACCGAAAGCGACCGTTCGACATTGAACATGCTACCCACATCCTCGGCCCACAAGGCCAGCCTGCCCCTGCAATGGGATGGATTAAGGCGCTGCAGAACGTTGGCGGTGAGGTATGGGGGCAAGTCGATTGGAATGAAGAGGGTAAGCAGTTAGTTGATGCCGAGAAATATGCCTATTACTCCCCGACGTTCACTTATGACGCCAAAGGAGTTGTGCGCGGCATTGCCAGTGCGGCCCTTACCAATGAACCGAATCTTGACCAACTCCCTGCCCTGAACCGTGAGGAAACTACAATGCCCTTGCCCGTAGAACTGACCCAAGCGCTGGGTCTGGGTGCTGATGCGGATACCGCCTCTGCACTCACCGCCATCAATACCATCAAAGCCGATCACCAGCTGGCCATGAACCGTGCTGCGCTCGGCCCTGACCTGACCAAATTCGTCCCGAAAGAGACCTATGAACTGGCCCTTAACCGCGCCACCACCGCCGAGACCAAGGTCAAACAGACCGAAGAGGCCAAGCTGGTATCCCTGGTCGATGACGCCATCGCAGCCGGCAAGGTATCCCCGGCCAATAAAGAGATGTTCCTGGGCATGTGCCGTCAGGAAGGCGGGGAAGAGCAGTTCAAGAAATTCGTCGAAGCTGCACCCGTCATTGCCGATGCCAGCAAGGTCAAGACCACCACCGAGCAGTCTGGTGAGCTGAGCAAAGACGAGCTGGCCATGTGCCGGATGATGAACGTCAAGCCCGAAACCTGGAAGGCCACCAAAGCCGCCCAGCAAGCCAAGTAACAGGAGTTCATTCACATGGCACTTACTCAAGCACAAATCGTTGAAGCCCTGACAGTTGGCGCAAGTTCCGCCTTTGTTGAAGGCTTGAGCGTCACCACCCCCACTTGGAACAAGATTGCTACCAAGGTGCCAAGTTCCGGCAGCGCCGAGAACTATGGCTGGTTGAAAGACCTGCCAGGCATCAAGGAATGGGTCGGTCCTCGTATGCTGGTCGAGCTGGGATCTCATGGCTATCAGATCGCCAACAAGACCTATGAAGCCTCCATCGTTATCAAGCGCGAAGACCTTGAAGACGATGCGATCGGCAAGTATGGCGTGGTGGCCAATGGCTGGGGTCGCAAGATTGGTCTGTTTCCGGATCAGAACTGCTATGGCTTGCTGAAGGATGGTTTCTCCACCCTCTGTTTCGATGGGCAATACTTCTTCGACACAGATCACCCGTTCGAAACCACCCCGGCCAGCACCTTCTCCAACATAGTGGGTGATCCCGCTGCGACCGGTGCGCCATGGTTCCTTGTGGATAACACCCAGATCCTGCTGCCCATCCTCTTCCAGGAGCGTCGCCCGTTCGCCCTCGAATTTGTCGGCGCAGACAGCGAATTTGCCTTCTTCGAGAACAAAGTAGCAATGGGGCCGGATGGCCGTCATGGCTATGGTTTCAGCTTCCCGCAGACCGCTGTCGGCTCGAAAGAGGCGTTGACTGCCGCCAACTTCGAAGCAGGAAAGCTGCTGATGGCCAGCTACAAGGAGACCGATGGCCTGACCCCGCTCGGTACGATGGCCCGCTTGCTCGTCGTCGGCCCCAGCAATGAATCGGCCGCCCGTAAAATCCTTGATCGGATGAATCTGGATAACGGCGAATCGAACATCAACTTCAAAAACGTCGAGCTGCATATCAGCCCGTACCTGCCGTAAGCAGCCCATAAATAACGCCCCGGCATGGCCGGGGCCTATTTCAACCCGGTATGGGGGGGCTTTAAAGCGTCGAAGCCCATGCCAAAGAGGATGCCGTGATGCCAACAGTCAAGAAGCCGATCACCTCTACTGCCTGGACGCTGGTTTCTGCCGCCGCATCCGGCTTTATGGAGAATCAGGGGCCGCAGGTCGTGAAGTACCGTACCTCGGCTGCTGTGCCAGTGGCTGGTGACTCAATGGGTCATGACCTTGACATATCTAAATCAATTGGCTGGTCACGGCAAAGCGCCGAGAACATCTATGCCAGAACCATATCAGGCACTGCTGACCTGATTGTGACCGAGGGATAAGCCATGTTCTTTAATGCCCCCCCGATTATTCAGGCTGGTCCCTCTCCCTTACCGACCGATGTGCTGCTGATGCGCGCCAGCTTTCTGGCCAGCACCGGCACGCTAAAACAGACCCTGACAACTGACAACGTGGCGCAGACCGTGCTGTTCAATAACGCCAGCATGCCTGATGCCGATTTGACGGTGGATCTGGTGACCGGAGAAGTGACATCCGTTAAGGACTTTGCGGGGATGGCCAGCATCAGTTGCAGCATCCTGCGTGAGAACAGTGGCGGCTCTACTACCCGCTGGGGCCTGTTTATCGAGGTGTTCAATACCGCAACCAGCGTCTGGGATAAAGTGCCCGGTTCTTTGCGGCCACTGACGCTGCCAAGCACCGATACCAATGTCGAGCGGTTTGTGGACCTCACCTTTTCGGTCAGTCTGGCGGCCGGTCAGAAGTTCAGATTCCGCCACTTCACCAATCAGGCCGGTCGTCAGGTGTCGCTGATTGCCCAGGCGGCCACCGCTACGTTGCCGAGCAGCTCGGCGGCAGTAATAAGTTTCTGGGGCATAAAGCCCTGATAAACCCCGTTTAAAGGAGCATTGAAATGGCACCTCGCAAGAAACCAGAACAGACCGGTGACGACAAAAGCCCGCAGCTGGCAGCTGCAGCAGTGGTTCAAAGTGCCGAGTTGGTTCAAACGCAAGCCGAACCGTTGCAATCCGTAGCGCTGGAGCAGTCAGCCGAAGCGCAGGGGGTGGATCTGGTTGCTGAGGCTGCCAAGCAAGCTGAAATGCTGGCAGCTGAAGAGATGAGCAAAATTCAAGAAGCGCAGGCCGCCGAAGAGGCGAGACTCGCAGCAGAAGCGCAAGCCGCTGATATTGCAACGCGACTTTTCGCTGATGAGATTGGTTATCAGCGCGAACAGAATCTCGATGTTGAAGAGCATCAGCCCGACTGGCTGCTCGGCCAGTTCGACGTCAAGGCCAAGTCACCGGCCGGTTTCTGGCGCTGTGGCATCCAGTTCCTGCACTCCAGCGCGACCCGCGTCTTTGTGGTCACAGCCAAGGCCGATGTGCCGCACGACCACAGCTGCGAGATCCCGTGCTGCTACCTCACCCAGGAAGAGGCCAAGCGCGTGTATGGCGAACCCTGGCTGAAAGTGCTTATCGATAGCGAAGTGATCAAGGACTAAGCCATGGCCATCTACGCGACGAAACAGGATCTGGAAGACCGCGACGGGAGCATGCTCTACAACTTCGCGCTCGACCGCAGCACCGACACCCTGAACGATGTCTGGATTGATGAGGCACTGGCTACCGCCGATGACGAAATCAACGGCTACCTGTCTCGTCGCTTTGTGCTGCCGCTGCCGACCGTGCCTGACCTGCTCAAGCGTCAGGCTATCGTCATCGGCTTCTATTGGCTGGGTGATCGGGATAACCAGGTCACCAAGCTGCTGCAGGAACGTTACGACAGAGCCATCGCCAAGGTGAAAGAGATAGCGGCTGGCAAGGTTGATCTGGGCCTGCCCACCCCTGACATGCCGCCAGAGGGTAGCGTCGGCAAGGTGGAGCTGGTGCAGGACAACGAGCGCCTGTTCACCCGTAACAGCCTGAAAGGCGTGCTCTGATGGCGATCTCGGTTGAGGTCTCGACCCGAGGCGAAGAGCTGGCGCGTTATCAGCGCCTGCTCGATACCCTGGGCCGCAACGACTACAAGGCCGAGCTGCTCGAAAGCATCGGCGCCGTGGTTGAAAGCCAGACCCGCCGCCGCATCAGCGACGAGAAGACAGCGCCGGATGGTACGCCCTGGGCGCCCTGGTCTGCTGCCTATGGCAAGACCCGCCACGGCAACCATAGCCTGCTGCAGGGTGATGGTGATCTGCTCGACAGCATCGAGTACCAGGTGCAGCGCAACCAGGTGCGTGTTGGCTCTGCCTTGGCCTATGCCGGTGTGCATCAGGATGGATTTAGCGGGTCAGTGCAGGTGCCTGCCCACGTTCGCCGCATCAGTCAGGCGTTCGGCAAGGCGCTCAAGTTCCCGGTCTATCAGTCGGTCGGCAGCTTTACCAGGATGATGGAGATCCCACAGCGCGAATATCTGGGCCTCTCCAGCGACAACCAGACCGAGTTGCTCGCCGTGATTGGCGACTTCTGGCAAGACGTGATGAAGGAGGCAGGCCTATGAGCCGCCCGGATTTTGGCACCATCGGCAGCACTGTCAGCGCCTGCGAAGGGGTGGTGCAGTATCTCAAACCTTATCTGGAGGCCGCAGGCCCCGGCGCGGATCTGGTGATTGACCGGGTGCAAACCGTCGAGCGCCATATCGGTCGCTTCAACGAACCGGACGATATCAAGCGCTGGATGAGTGGCAAGGATGGCGGCGTCCGCATCGCCGCGATGAGGGTGGTATCGATGCGCCGCGAAGGCAACCTTATCGGCACCATCGAGTTCTCGGCCTTTGTGTTCTGTGCTGACCAGTACGGCTATGCCAAAGACCAGCGGGCTGAAGTGATCGCCGGTCGTCTGGCTACGGCTCTGATGCTGACCGGCGGCTGGCGGGGCACCGGTGCCAGCAAGGCCCCCGAAGGGGTGCGGATGGATAACCTCTACACCACCGGCATCGACGAGCTGGGGCTGGCCATCTGGTCGGTGACGTGGCGCCAAGACTGGCCGCTCGATAACCCCATCGACCCAGCCACCCTGGACGACTTCTTGCGCATGAACTGGCGCGCTGAGCAGGGTGATGGCGCCCCGGTATGTGAGGCAGATATCACCCTGCCTGGACCCACTCCATAAGACACGCCATAGGAGCAACCGTGGAACTGTATCTGAAACCGAAAGAGGGGCTGACTATCCGCAAGCCGGATGGCAGCAAGCTGGCTGCAGAGGGTGAACGGGTACCGCGCACCAGCTTCTGGCTAAAGCGGCTCGCCGATGGCGATGTCGTTAATGTGAAACCGGCCGCCAAGGCCACCAACAAGAAAGTGGAGAAGTGACCATGGCTCTCGGAACTATCCCTAATGACGTGCGCGTGCCGCTCGTCTACATCGAGATCGACAACTCGCAGGCCCTGAGCGGCAATATCGCCCAGGATCAGAACGTGCTGTTGTTCGGTCAGATGATCACTACTGGCGCCGATGCCGGCACTGCCGCCCCACTGACGGTCACCGAAGTGCCGGTGAGTGATTCGGCCATCGATAGCCTGTTCGGCGTTGGCTCCATGATGGCGCTGGCTGCCAAGCGCTATCGCAAGGCCAACGGCTACACCCGCACCTTTGCGCTGGCCTGTGCCGACATCACAGCCGGTTCTGCTGCCGCTGGCTCGTTCACCTTTGGCGGACCTGCTGCCGTGGCGGGCACCATCTCGCTGCTGATTGCCGGGCAAACCGTGCAGGTCGGTGTGGTCGCCGCAGCAACCGCTGCCACTATCGCCACCAACACCGTGGCCGCTATCAATGCCGTCAAGAATCTGCCGGTCACCGCTGCCGTGGATGGCACCGATACCGCCAAGGTCAATATCACTGCCAAATGGAAGGGCCTGACCGGCAACGATATCGACTTGCGTTACAACTACTACGCGGGCGAGCAGCTGCCGAATGGGGTGACCGTTACCACCGTAGCGATGACCGACGGCGCCGGTGCCCCCGACATGGCCGCGCTGATCGCCGCGATGCCGGATGAGTGGTACAACCACATCATGATGCCGTTCAGCGACACCGCCAGCCTCAACACCCTGCGTGACGAGCTGCTCGAACGTTGGGGGCCGCTCAAGATGAGCGAGGCCATCGCCTATACCGCCTTCCGTGGTACCTATGGCGAGACCATCACCTTTGGCGAAGGTCGCAACGACTTCCTGCTCTCCTGCATGGCGACCAGCAAATCCCCGAGCCCCAGCTGGGAGTTCGCGGCCAGCTATTGCGGCATCGCGGCCTATCACCTGGCTATCGACCCGTCCCGGCCGCTGCAGACGTTGGTAATGCCCGGCATCCTGGCGCCGGCCAAGGCAGACCGCTTCGCGTTCGACGAGCGCAACAACCTGCTGAAATCCGGTATTGCGACGCACCAGATCCAGCCCGGCGACGTGGTGGCCATTGAGCGTGAAGTCTCGATGTACCAGGAGAACGCCTTCGGCGACCCGGATCCCTCTTACCTGGACATCACTACCCCGGCCACCCTGGGCAAGATGCGCTATGACGTGAAAGTGATGGTGACCAATCGCTACCCGCGTCACAAGCTTGCCGATGACAACGTGCTGTCGTTGATTGACCCGGCACAGCCGATAGTGACGCCCAAGCTGATGGAGCAGGCGATTCTGGAAGTGGCGCTTGGCTGGGTGACCAGCGGCCTGATGGAAAACTTCGATCTGTTCAAAGAGACGCTCAACGTCTACCGCGACACCGCCGATCGCAACCGCCTTAACTGCGTGTGCCACCCGGATGTCGTCAACCAGCTGCGCGTCTTCGCAGCCCTGATCCAATTCAAACTGTAAGGAGAACCCCATGGGAATGATCCTGGGTGAAGTGACCATTCGCGCGAATGGCAAGCAGTTCAAGACCAAGGGCGGTGCGGTGCTTAATCCGGGTGGCTTCACCCGTACCCAGCACAATGGCCCCGGCCGGTCATGGGGAAAAAGCCGCAAGTATGTGGGCCCCAGTATCGAATTCGTTGTCGCTGCTGATGAAGATGTCGATGTCATGGAGATTAACGCCCTGGAAAGCGCCACCCTGACGTGGGAAGGCGATAACGGTGTGAGCTACATGATGACCAAGGCCAGCACCAACGAACCGGCTACCCTGCGAGAAGAGTCTGGCGATATCGCGGCCACCTTCTTCGGCGACAAAGTAGTGAGGATCTGACCATGGCCGTGATGACCTTCGAACTGGAACACGGGCTGAAGGCGGAAGGGAGCGACGGTGAGTCGCTCCTTTATCGTGAAGTCGGCCTGCGCGAATTGACCACCGCCGATCTGATTAAAGCCCAGCTCGATGCTGAAAAAGTAGTGGTGCAAAACGGCAAGGCGGTTGCTTATACCAGTGACGTGGTATACGGCCTTAATTTGCTCTGTCGTCAGGTTGCCTATATCGGAGAAATACAAGGCCCACTCAACATCAAGATGCTGGAAAAACTCCATGTCGATGATTTCAGTATGCTGCAAGCCAAGGCAAATCAATTGGATGGTGCTTTGATGGAGGCATTGGCAGAACGGGGGCGATCTAATACAGCTGGTTGATGGTGCAATGGGGTTGATGTTTGCCATGAGCAAATACATTCCTACATCCGAGCTGGAAAACTTACCATTGCGCCATCTGTTTATTCGCTTCGATAAATTAAAGCAGGCGCTGACGCCGAAGAAGTAAAAGGAAATATCATGGCCAAGCAACTTGTCACCGATATCGTTATTAACCTCGCTGGCAACTTGGCCAATAAAGCGCGGCAATATGGTCAGAGCATGAATCAGTTCGCCGCCAATAATCAGCGCGCCATGAGTATGCTCAAGATGTCAGCCTCTGCTGCGGGGCGTGGCATCGATTCCCTGGGTAATCGCTATGTGGCATTGGGGGCTGCTGTCGTCGGTGGCTCAGCGGTGCGTGGGTTCTCGCAGCTGGACAGGCGGATCTCTCGCATCGCCATCGCTGCCGAGATAAGCCGCGAGAAGTCGGCAGAGCTGTATGACGAAATCCAGCGGGTATCCAACCTCAAGGGCATTCGCATTGACCCTGCCGAAGCGACATCCGCTATCGAAGAGATCCTGACCAAGACCGGTGATCTCGAATACGCCATCGCCAACCTGCCCAATATTGCCGCCGTGATCCAGGCCACTGGTGCAGGTGGCCTTGAGGTCGGTGGTATCTTCACCGAATTTAAGAAGCTTGGCATTGATACTCAAAAAGCCGCAATGCAGGCGATTGATACCCTTAATATCCAAGGTAAGTCTGGTGCATTCACCCTGCCTGGTTTGGCTAAGGAGGGGCCTCGCTTGTTTGCTGCTTATGCGGCAACAGGGCGGAAGGGGGCCGAAGCGGTAAATGAGATGGGGGCCGCACTGCAAAATATCAGGCGGGCGGTAGGATCTGACGCTGAAGCTGCCACTGTATTTGAGGCATTGTTGCGTGATCTAACTCGCCCTCAGACAGTTCAGGCACTCAATCAACTTAGCAAAGGGAAAATTAACGTTTTCGATCCTGAGCAACTCAAGCAAGGGAAAGAGGTAATGATGAGTTTGCCTGAGTTGATGTCTCAAATTGTTATTCAGTCAAAAGGCTTGTCTAAAAATATTGCGATGCTCAATTTGTCAGATGAAGCCATTCGGGGTTTCAAACTTCTGAAATCAGAGTTCATGGATACTGGTGATATAAAGGCATTCGATCAGTTTCTTCAGATGTCAGGAGATGGCAGTACCACGCTGGATGATGCAGCCGTGGCGGCCAATGACTTTGCCGCCAGCCTGCAATTAGTCAGCAACAGCTGGAACCAGTTTTCCAACCAGCAGTTAGCCGGTCCCGTGGCCGAGCTGGCTGACGCCATCAACAGCCTGGAACCGGATGCCGTGCAGAACTGGCTGGAGACGGGCAAGAACATCGCCCTGGTGGTGGGTGGTCTGGTTGCCGTCAAGAAGGGGGTGGATGCGGTGCGCTGGACCAAGGGCGTCTGGGATGCAGCCAAGCCGGGCAAGGGGGGTGCAGGCGGCATGGGCGGAGCTATGGCCGATCTCGGCGCGACCCCTGTTTATGTAGTCAACATGCCGGGCGGGGGAATGGGCGGCGGTGCGGATCTGCCGGGTGGCGGGAGCGGTGGCGGTAAGGGTGGGAAGTTCAAACGGTTCGCCAAAGCGGCACCAGCGCTGGCTGGCGGGGTTGCATTTACCTTGCTCTATGCGGCCAGCGAATCGGAAGAGGCGAAACGGCTGAAAGCCGAATCGGATAAGGCGCAAGAGGCCAGAGCAACGCTGCCAACTGCCCCGATGGTCAGCAACAAAGACGCATATGCCCAAATGGCAAAGGCCCGGCTTACCCCGGTGATCGAGCCATCAAAGCCCGCTCCTGGTATCGATGGTCGCCCGGTCTTTGCTGACTCCCTCAACTCGACAGATATTGCTGGCGGGATGGCTAATATCCTAGCTGATTTTGGATCTCTGCTCCCACCAACACCGCTCAAACCGCAGCAGTTTGAGGGTTCGCTCGATATCAAGGTCAGCGATGACCGTGTCACCGTCCGTGCCCGCGACGCGGCCCCTGGCTTTCAGGTGCGCGTGGATAACGGCCCTTCACTGATGTCTTAAGGAGGGTTTGAATGAGCTTTGAAGAGCGTTTGACCGCCTCGGTACGTGGCGTTGAATTCCTGCTTAATACGGTGGATGGCAAGGGTGGTCGCCGTGCCATCCCCCGCGAATACCCCAAGCGCGAAAGCGGCTGGACCGAAGACAACGGTGCGATCCTCACAAACGAGCAGATCACCGGCAAGCTGGTCGGCAAAGACTATCTGGCCCAGCTGCGCAGCCTGCTGGATGCCCTGAATCAGCCTGGCACTGGCGAGATGATCCACCCGTGGTGGGGCGTACGCACTGTGCAGGTTGGCGAAGTTAGCCACCGCCTGGATAACGAAGAAGACGGGGTGGCTTATGTCACCTTCACCGTTTGGGAAGCCGGTACCAGGTTGTTTCCCTCTGCTGCCATCGATACTGCCGCTACCCTGGGTAATGCCGCCGGTCTGGCGCAGGGTGCCAGCGAGCAATCATTCCTAGACTCCTTCATCACTGGCATCGACAACATGGGCGTGATGGTCGATACCTTCCTTGACGATTTGGACGAGTTGACCCGAGGTCTGCCATCCCTGCCTGACCAGTTTCGCGAGTGGACCAATCGCCTGATGCGCACAAAGGATAGCGTCGGGGCATTGCTAGCCTATCCTGGCGAGCTGGCCCGCGAAGTGACTGGTATTGTGGAGGATGTGAAAGGTGTTGTGACGGATCCGATCCGTGCGCTCTCGGTCTATGACCAAGTGAGCCGTCGCTGGGAAGGAATGCGTGCCGAGCTGGCTATTACCGGTGGCCTGCCGACCAGCATCAACAGTAATGTGACCACCGGCCGCGCCTCATCAGTGCCGACTATCGATACCCCTACTGAGCTTAATGCCGCGCTCGATAACGGCAAGGCCTTCACCGCGCTGATTGACCGTGCGACCGCCACGGCGGCCGCCAGTGCCATTGCCAGTGCCGATCTGGGAACTACCCGCGACTTTACTGCAGCCCAAAGTGGCTCTGTCACTATTGGCCAGTCACTGACCGGAGATCAGGCCAACAACCAGCTCAGCCGCCCGGTGATCATGGATGGGGTAGTGGGGGCGGGCCGCAATCTGCTGCTGACCGCCGATGATCTGGAACAAATGGCAAATCACTGGGCCAATCGGCTGGCAGAACTGGCCGTGGATGCGGTAGAGGCCGAACAGAGCGATGCGTGGCGGGCCCTGCGCGATCTGCGCCTTGCCCTGCTCAATGACAGCCGAGAACGGGGTGCCAAGCTACCACGGCGCCGTCAGATCACCTTGACTACCACCACGGCCTCGGCGCTGCTGGCGTGGCAGCAATACGGCAATGCCGAGTACCGCGATCGGCTAGTGATGGGCAACAAGCTGCGCGACCCGGCTTTCATTACCCCGAGCACCGACATTCAGGTTGTGGATGAGGTGACAAATGGCTGAGCCCATCACCTTGCGCGTGGATGGCCAGATCTATGGCGGCTGGCAGAAGGTGCGTATCACCCGAAGCCTGCGCGATATCGCTGGCGATTTCGAGCTAAACCTGACTCGCAAATGGGACGATGCCAAGGCCATGGTCATCCGCGAAGGCAGCGCCTGCACCGTGCATATTGGCAATGACCTGGTGTTGACCGGATACGTGGATGATTTCACCCCCAGCTATGACGCCAAAGAGGTAAGCTGGGTGGTCAGCGGCCGCAGCAAGACCAGCGATCTGGTTGACTGCTCGGCCATCTACAAGACCGGACAATGGCAGAATGTCACCCTCGACAAAGTGGCACGCGATATCTGCCATCCGTTCGGTATCGAAGTGGTGGTCGAATGCGATCTGGGCGCGGCCTTCCCCCGCGTAGCCATCGAGCAGGGTGAGACCTGTTTCGAGCTGCTCGACCGCCTGGTCAAGCAGCGCGCCGTGCTGCTCACCACCAACGAGAAGGGTCAGCTGGTGCTGACCCAGGCTAGCGAGCAGGAGATGGGCGCCAGCCTTATCCTGGGCAAGAACATTCTGGCGGCCCGTGGAAATTTCAGCATGCGCGATCGGGCATCAGAATGGATCGTTAAAGGGAGCAGTTACGGCGGTGGTGCAACGTGGGATTCCACGGCTACCACCACCATTGGCGGCCAGAAGGCGACCATCACCGATCCGGATGTGCCGCGCTATCGTCCCCGCATCATCATTGCCGAAGACGTCACCACCGTGGCCGGTGCCAGCAAGCGCGGCCAGTGGCAAAAACAGCGCAGCATCGGCGAAGGTACCCAGACCGAGATCACCGTTGCAGGCTGGCGCACTCAGGGGATGGAAGGAGGCAGCGGCCCGCTCTGGCGCATCAACCGGATGTGCCCCGTTAAATGCGAAATACAGGGGCTGGATGTCAACTGGCTGATCGTATCTGTGACCCTGATGGAAGATGACCAGGCTGGCCGCGAGGCCATCATCAATCTGACCCCGCGCGAAGCGATGCTGATCCCAGCAGAAGTAACCAAGAAGCAGACCAGAGAGGTAACCACATGGTAAATATTCGAGATGTGCAGAAGCTGCTGGCCCCGCTGCAGCGCCGCCTGCGCCTGATTGCAGATCGCGCCCTCGTCACCCTGGTAAATGACGCCCTGCAGCGCCAGAACTTGCAACTAAAGGTGTTGGCAGATGAGGGGGCTGATGATGTCGAGCGCTTCCAGAACTACGGCCACACCAGTGTGCCGCCACAGGGTTCTGAAGCCATCGTGCTGGGGTTGGGTGGGGCCCGAGCCGGTCTGGTGGCCATTGCCGTAGAGCATAAGGAATTTCGCCCGAAAGGCTTGGAGGATGGCGACTCTTGCTTATACCATCTCGAAGGCCACCACGTGCTCTTGAGCAAGGATGGTCAGCTCGAAATCGAAGCGAAAACCGTCATTATCCGCGCAACCGAAAAACTCACCATTATATCCCCTGATAACGAGATCCAAGGCCCGCTACATGTCACCGGACTTGTCACATCCGATACGGATGTGAAGGTTGGTGCCGTATCGCTCAAAGGTCATAAACACAATCAATCAGGTGGGGGGCAAACATCCGCCCCCGTGTGAGGGGCGATGACTACAGCCATCATTTGGAACAACGAGACCGGCCGGGGCGATATTGAAATCACCTCGGCCGGTTTGCGTCAGGATGATGGCCTCGAAACGCTGGTGCTGCAGGTGCTTTTCACCGATGCCCGCGCCGATGATTCCGACGTGCTTCCAGACGGTACCGGCGATAAGCGCGGCTGGATTGGCGACACCTTCACAGTTCAGCCCTGGGGTAGCAAGCTCTGGCTGCTGGATCGATCCAAGCTAACCACCGATGTACGCAACAAAGCGGTGACCTACGCACAAACTGCTCTTGATGCTCATTTAAAGCCTGATTACGCCCGCAATATCGTGGTGACCGGATCCATCCCACAGTTCCAACTGCTGCAGCTCGTTATCGCTATCACCCGCCAAGATGGAACTGAAATGACTATGACCATCAACCAGCGGTGGGGGGCGCAGGCCAATGCCGTATAACGTCCCCACCCTACGTCAGATTACCGCCAGCGGTCTGCTGGATATCGAATCAAGCCTTGACACGGTGTTGCCAAAATTCGGCATCGAGCAGGCGCTTAATGCCGCAGTGTCAGCAGGCCAGCGCGACCTCTATGACCACCAGATGTGGATCGTGCGCCAGATCATCCCGACCAGCGAATCGGATGATCAGACCATCATTGAAACCGCTCAATTTGAAGGCGTGATCCGCAAGTCGGCCACCTATGCCGCAGGGCCTGCCACCTTGAATGGCACCGTTCCTTCTCCTGTCGGCACCGTGCTGCAGCACAGCGACGGCCGTCAATACACCGTTACCAGCAGCGGCAGCCCAAGCGGTGGCACGGTAGCTGTGCAGGTGCAGGCTGTTAACGCTGGCGCCGCTGGCAACCTTGCAGTCGGCGAGCCGTTGACGCTGGTGACTCCAGTCCCCGGCTTACAATCTAACGGCACCAGTGGCGACATCAGCGGCGGTGCCGATATCGAGCCAATCAACCAGCTGCTTGAACGCCTGCTGTTTCGCAAGCGCAACCCGCCACTGGGCGGCGCTGTGCATGATTACGTGGCATGGATGCGTGAGGTAGCAGGCGTTACCCGCGCATGGTGCTTTGATGCATGGCAGGGTGGCAGCACCGTTGGCATTGCATGGGTTTATGATGACCGGATCGATATCCTGCCCACCGTGACCGACAAAGAGAACATGCAGCAATGGTTGTTCCGCCACCCAGACCCTGCCACCGGTGTGCTGGTCGGCCGCCCAGGTGGTATCGAGCCGGTCGATCTAGGCCTGACCCTGAAACCCACGACTCTGACTATTACTCCGACGCCTGACAGCACTGTTATTCGCGCCGCCATCCAGGCAAACCTGGATGGTTATCAGAGCACGCTGCAGCCAGCGCAGACCATGCTCTTGTCGCGTATTCGCACCGCTATCGGCTCGGCGACAGGCGTTGGAAACTATACCCTTAGTCTGGCTGCCGACGTGCCAGCTGCCAGCAATGAGCTGAACGTGATCGGGGGCATTATATGGCCCACTCTGTAGCGCAATGGCATGAGGTATTGCTGCAGCAGATGCCCCGTGGCCGAGCCTGGCCGCGTGAACCTGATTCGAATCTGGCAAAGTACGTGCTTGGCTTTGCCAAACGACTGGTTGATTGCGAGGTCAGTGCAGACCAGCTTTATCTTGAGATGCGGCCAGAAACGACAGTGCAGTTGTTGCCGGATTGGGAAGAGTATCTTGGGCTGCCAGAGTGCGCTGTGCCTAACCAGACCTTTGAGAGCCGCCGCCAAGCGGTGATTGAGAAGTATCACCGCAAAGGCGGACTGCAAACATGGCAGATCGAGGCGCTGGCGCTGGCCCTTGGCTTTACTGTCGAGGTGCGCGAGCACTTCCCGCACCACGTTCTGCGGCCGGTGACCTATCCGATCTGGCCAAACCGCTGGCGCTACACTCTCGAAGTGGTGGTGTTCGGCCTGCCTGATGGCCGTTTTCGCGTTACTGACACCGTAATTACTCCACTTAAAACCCAGACTGCCCTGCTGCTGGAATGCACCCTGTCGCGCTACAAGTTGGGCGGTTTTACCTATGATTTCGTTTATCAACCTGACCCAATCCAGCTCGGTGTAAGTCTGGACTTTATCAGTAAGCGCTACTTCAAGAATGGAAGCCAAACTGGCCTTGGCAGTCTGCTTTATTTCACTAGAGCCGGTGGCGGAACAGATTTTTCAGCATCTGGCGAAATTGTTCTGTTTTCTGAAAATCAACCAAGGGTTGGTGGTGATGGTTTATTGATAGAGCAGTCGGCAACTAACAGGGTGCCAAGTTCTTATTTCCCAGCTGGTTGGCCTAGAACGCTTAATGGAACAATTGCTGAGATTGTAGATGGTCAATCAAGCGCCAAGACTGGGCGAGGCGTTGCTACAGGATTAGGGGCTTTTCGTCTAACCAGTTCGCAAGATGATGTGATCAACGTCCTTGCTGGCGACACTGTGTTCTGTACGGTCAGGTTCAAGATTGGTGCAGACGCTGTTTTCAGAGTTCGAGTCGCAGACCCCACATTCAGAGGGGAACGTGGTTTTGATATGACGGGATCCTCTGTTTTTGGCACGCTACCTTACACATCAAACATGCTCCATGATGGTTATGTTGAGGTTGCGGTTTCTTACACATCAGTTGGTCCTGGTCAGGTGTTTTTTGAGTTTTTTCTTGTCGGCCAGGGCAGCACCACCACCTCGCCTTTACCGGGAGAGGTTTGTTACATGCAGCTGCCACAAGTAGAGGCTTCAAAACAGACCAGTTACATAGCAAGGAACGCTGATGCAGGATTAAGACCTGCTGAGTTTGCCAAGTTATCTTTGAGTGATTTTGATACCACTGAAGGTACCGCTTTTATCGAGTTTTACTGGGATGGTGAAAGTTATAATCGTGGTTTTTTCACTTTGGGAGACAACACGATAGACCACCAGGTTAGGTGTCGTGCATTAGCAAATGGTAAGTTTGAGGTGCTTTTGTTTGATTCTGGATCAAGCCTTGGCGGTCATAATTTTGACTCTCCTCCTGTCGGCATTGTCCGCGTGGCTGTGTCCTACTCTCCGACTGAATTGGTTATGGCGGTTAACGGTGTCGCTAAAGTTTCAACACCATCAGGAAGAGTTACATCAATCAATCAAATGTCAATTGGGTCAAGACATGCAGGAGCAGAACCTCTTAACAGCCATATTCGCACCGCTCGTTATTACCCGCGCTCAACCTCTGCTGCAGAGCTGCAGCAGATGACGGTCATATAGGAGTTACTATGTATTGGATTGATAACGATACCGGCGTATCTTCGACGCCGCTTCCCCCCGCGGTTATCTCGTTAACGAAAAAGTTTTTCACCAATGGCGGCCTTGGCGAACCGCCAAGCATTCCTGAAGATTTCTGGTTCAACATGGTGCAGGAAGAGCTGCTTGGCGTGCTCACCATGGCAGGCATAGCGCCAGTCAAGAGTGACCTTGGTCAGCTCGCCAAATCTATCCAGTCCATCGCGTTCAGTGCCTATCCTGTCGGCGCACCTATCCCATGGCCATTAGCAACTCCACCTGATGGCTACATCATAATGATGGGGCAATCGTTCAGCCCTGCGCTTACTCGATTGGCATCTGTCTACCCATCATTGATTCTTCCTGACCCCCGAGGACGAGTCATAAGGGGTTGGGATAACGGTAAGAACTTAGATCCTTCCCGAGCGCTTTTGTCTTTGCAGGCCGGTCAAAACGAAGCACACACCCACGACGTGTTGCTTGGAAGTGGCTCAGGCGCTCAGTCTGTGCTTACGAATGATGCTGGTCGCCAACCTGCTGCTACATCAAATTATGTCAATGCTGGTAATGGCGGACCATACATCAGGTCATCAGGTGGCACGGAGGCCAGAATGGTGAACATTGCATTCAACTATATTGTGAGGGCTATATAATGAACGAACCGCGTACAACATTGGATGAGCATGGTTTCGCCATAACTGATGGCTGGTTTTTGTGCCACGCAATGCACTGGCAAACCAGAGAATACATGTCATCAAGCGATGTCTGGATAGTTCGCTCAACTGGTTTGCCAGGTGATTCGTTTGCTGATGCTCCTGGTGCTCCAGTTGTTGGGTTTTCCTATGTGCGGAATCAAAACAACCAAAGTTGGGATCTGGTCGTAGACTCTCGCGGGACAACTATTTATGAGAAAGCTACTCGCCTTCCTTCAGTTATTTTCATGCTTGGTCCCATACCCGAAACGCATACCATCATTCCTCCGTCATCTCAGTTTGATGTGTGGGATGAACAATTGGGGCGGTGGGTAAAGGATGATGAACAAGAACAGTCGTGGTTGATTGAGCAGGCACTCAATCAACGACAATCCCTAATGAGCGAGGCTAGCCAGGAGATCGCTGTTCTGATTGATGCCCTTGACCCCGCTATCATCGACGACCCATCTGATGAAGACCAGGTCAAGCTGACTGCTTGGAAGGCCTACCGGGTCGAACTCTCCAAGATCGACCAGCAGCCGTCTTATCCCGATGCTATCAACTGGCCTTTAAAGCCCCAGTAAACATTCCGCAAACCAGACATGCATAAGGGGCCATTACGGCCCCTTGTTATCTCTCATCACACATACGCCCTAGTGTTTTGATCATTCCAATTCGTGATCAATTCACTAGCTCGCAGTGATCAATTCACCCGCGCGGCTACAACGGGTCGATGCGGCCACCCCCTTTATCCTGCACCGCTTGGTGCCCATCATCGGTGAGTTTCGCCGCCGCTACCCCGCCATCGAGCTGCAATTGCACAGCTCGGAGGGCTTTATCAATCTGATGGAGCGGCGGGTGGACATGGCCATCCGTATTGGCGAGCTGACCGACTCTTCCCTGCGAGCCCTGCCGCTTGGCCACTCGCGGCTAAGGTTGCTGGCATCGCCCGCTTACCTGAGTGAGCGCGGTACCCCGCGCCAGCCGGCGGATCTGCTGGTGGGCCACGAGCTGCTGGGCTTTTTGCATCCCGATCACCTCAACCACTGGCCGCTGCTCAGTGCCGAGCAGGGGGATCGCTTCGCCATCACCCCCAGCCTGCGGGCCAGCAGCGGTGAGACTTTGCGTCAGCTGGCGCTGGCGGGGCAGGGGATCGTCTGCCTGTCGGACTTTATGACAGGGCCGGATCGGGCGAGCGGCGCTCTGGTGGAGGTGCTGGCG